GTATTATGAAATTTTTCTTATTAAACTAACTGAAGGGGAACCCTATGGCATTTCAAGTCTCACCTGGTGTTGAGGTCAAGGAAATTGACCTTACCAACGTTGTTCCTGCAGTATCTACATCCATTGGTGCCTTCGTCGGTAACTTTGCATGGGGACCTGTCGAGGAACCAACTACCATTACATCAGAGAAAGATTTGGCTGAAACTTTTGGTGTACCGTCTGCATCCGCATCGGTAGACTTTTTTACAGCCTCTTACTTCTTGAAGTATGGTAATAACTTAAAAGTTGTGCGTAAAATTGACAGCACAGCTTCGAACGCCACAACAGATGATTCTTCTACTATTATTACTGTTCATAACGCAGATGACTATCAAAACGTACAGTTTGAGTTATCTGATACACTGACAGTTGATGGTGAAGTTCTAGCTGGCAACACAGACATTATTGTTGATAGTCTAAGCAATGTAACAGTCGGAGATGCAATCTCTGGTACTGGTATCGCTGCTGGCGCAACAATTGATTCAATTGACAACGACACAAACACAATTACTTTATCAACTGCTACTACTGGTACAGTTGCTGATGCCGCAACACTAACTGTTGCAGTTAATCGTGGTAACTGGATTGCAAAATATCCTGGTGCTCTCGGTAATTCATTACAAGTAGTTGTTTGTCCTGCATCTACTGCTAACGCAGCTTTCAATCATAACGACTTTGCTTCATACAAAGGTCGTTTCTCAGCTGCTCCTGGTACATCTGATTACGCTGATAATCAAGGTGGTTCAGGTGATGAGATGCATATTGTTGTAGTTGATGAAGATGGCGCATGGACTGGTACTGCTGGTACTATTCTAGAAACATTTGCTTTTGTATCACAAGCTAGTGATGCTAAAACAAACGACGGTGCATCTAACTACTATAAAGATGTTATCAACAATCAATCACAATATATTTGGTGGGGCTCACACAACGATACCCTTACTCAAGGCGGTTCAGCAGCCACAACTACTTTTTCTTCGATTGCAGCACCATTTGCTCAATCTCTAGTAGGTGGTAATGATTCTGGTACACTAGGCACTAGTGAAGTACAAACTGGTTTCGATCTTTTCGAAGATGCAGAGACTATTGATGTTTCTTTCCTAATTGCACCTAAGTTATCTGAAACATTAACTGATGCGACTGCGGTAGCAAATGATATTATTTCAATTGCAGCTGCTCGTAAGGATTGTGTAGCATTCATTTCTCCTCCAGTTGGCAGATCAACAAATACGCTAACTCCAAAGGCAGATATTATTGAATTTGCTGATACACTTACTTCAACTTCTTATGCTGTTATCGATTCATCAGCATTGAAAGTTTATGATAAGTATAACGATCAGTATATTTGGATTCCTGCTTCTTCTTCAATTGCTGGCCTTTGTGCTGGTACTGATGATGCAGCTGATCCTTGGTTCTCACCTGCAGGCTTCAGTAGAGGTCAACTATTAGGTGTTACTAAGGTTGGTTTCAATCCTAAGAAAGCAGAAAGAGATGAGCTGTATTTGGCTCGTGTAAACCCAATCACTACTTTCCCAGGCGAAGGTACAGTTCTATTTGGTGATAAGACTGCTCAGGCTAAGCCTTCAGCATTCGATAGAATCAATGTTAGAAGATTGTTCATCGTTCTTGAGAAAGCAGTTGCAACAGCTGCGAAGTATCAGTTGTTCGAATTCAATGATGAGTTTACTCGTGCGATGTTCAGAAACATGGTAGAACCTTTCCTAAGAGATGTTCAGGGTCGTCGTGGTATTACAGATTTCAGAGTAGTATGTGACGAAACTAACAACACTGGTCAGGTAGTTGATGCAAATCAATTTGTAGCTGATATCTACATTAAGCCAGCTCGTTCAATTAACTTTATTACACTTAACTTTATTGCTACTAGAACTGGCGTAGAGTTCAGTGAGATCACAGGAGGTTAATCATGGCGATTTTAGGCGTAGATGATTTTAAAGCTAAACTAACAGGTGGTGGAGCTCGCTCCAACCTGTTTAAAGCAACAGTAAACTTTCCAGGTTATGCTGGTGGTGATGTAGAATTAACTTCTTTTATGGTTAAGGCTGCACAGCTACCTTCATCAATGATCAATCCAATTATCATGCCATTCCGTGGTAGACAATTGAAGATCGCTGGTGACAGAACATTTGAGCCTTGGACAATTGTAGTTATTAACGATGCTAGTTTTAGTACTCGTAATGCTTTCGAGCGTTGGATGAATGGTATTAATCAGCACAAAGCTAATACTGGTTTCACTGATCCTACTGATTATCAAGCAGATATGATTATCGAGCAGTTGGATAAAGGTGGAAACACAATTAAGAAGTACGACTTTAGAGGAACATTCCCAACAATGTTGGGTCCAATTGAAGTTTCTTACGATAGTGAGAATACAATTGAAGAATTCCAAGTTGAGCTTCAGGTTCAATACTGGGAGTCAGATACTACTTCATAATAGTGGTATAAATATGATTACGGGGGTCAGTAATGGCCCCCATTATATTATAAAATAAGGATCCGTATGGCAGATAGTAATTTTACATTGTTCGGTTACGAGATAACCAAGAAAACCAAGGCTCAGGAAAAAGAGGAAGCTAAAAGACGTTCCTTTGTTCCACCTATGGATGAAGAAGGAACAGCTCAAGTTGCAGCTGGTGGCCACTATGGTCAATTTCTTGATCTGGATGCCTCAAATGTAAAAGACGATCGTGCCCTTATTAGACGTTATCGTGATGCTGCAGCTCAACCAGAGTGTGATTCAGCTATCGAAGATATTGTTAATGAAACTATTTCTTCAGATGAGGAAGGTTCACCTGTAGAGTTAGTCACAGATGATCTAGAGGGTGATAAGTTAAAGAATGCATTGCAGGATGAATTTGAACATGTCCTAAAGATGTTAAACTTCAACTTCTATGGTCATGATATCTTTAAGAGATGGTATATTGACGGGCGTTTATTTTATCATATAATTATCGATGAAAACAATCCTAAGAAAGGTATTGTTGAATTAAGACCTATCGATCCAACAAAGATCCGTAAGGTTAAGAAAGTTAATAAAGAGAAAGATCCTAAGACTGGTGTAGAGTTAATTAAGAATGTAGATGAATACTACATTTACCAGAATGAAGGTATGGCAAAGACTCAGCAGGGTCTTAAGATTGCTAAGGATTCTATTCTTTATGTCACATCTGGATTACTAGATCCATCTCGTAAAAAGGTATTATCACATCTTCACAAAGCGTTGAAGCCTGTTAATCAGCTCCGCATGATGGAAGATTCATTGGTAATCTATCGTTTATCAAGAGCTCCAGAACGTCGAATTTTCTATATTGATGTTGGTAACTTGCCAAAGGGTAAAGCTGAAGAATATGTTAAGGGTATTATGAATAACTATCGTAATAAGATGGTTTATGATGCTCAGACAGGAG